TTATGATGCATTAAATGCTGATCAGTCACACTTTGTCCACTCAGATGAAGTAACTGAATCATGGAGAATTGTTGATGACTTGTTATGTGTTGGTGATACTTGTCCTATCAGAACAAAACCCTACATTTATACGGGTGGATGGGGTCCACAGCACAAAACGGATTTCATAACAAAATGGGATTATCCAGCATAGCACACAAGGCAGCACACTTTGCCGCTTCTACACTTAACAATCCATTAGGAATAGGAACATTGGGTATGTTATTAGTGTTTGTTCCTATTATTGGAATGCATTTGGTGCATAAGTATGGGTGGGAACATTGGGAACCATTCGGAAAGAACCACTAATGGAACTATTCCTTCGTCCTCTTGCTGATGTAAATGATGTAACCTGGAGTATTATCTGGTGTCTGGTAATACTTTTAGCAGGAGTTTTTTATGTGATCGTCTATATATTAGGAATTGATGAGAGAGAAAATGGGAGCAATGACACCCCCGAACAGGAAGAGTTGTTACAACTTCCGAGTAGTGGAGATCAACAGAGTCCTGGACGGTGACACGATTGATGTTACCATCGACCTTGGATTTGATCTTTTTAAGAAAGAAAGAGTAAGAGTTGCTGGTGTAGACACTCCCGAAAAACGCACAAGAGACCTAGAGGAGAAAGCCCTTGGAATCGACGCAACAAACTGGCTCAAAGAAAAATTGGAAGGTGCGTTGGCTGGTGATGATGATCTTGTTATCCGCACTGAACTTGTTGGCGGGGTCGGCAAATATGGCCGTCTTCTTGGGTGGTTATATCTTGGGGACGGAAATGTGTCTCTCAACGAAGCAATGATTGACGAAGGATATGCTTGGGCGTATGATGGTGGTACTAAGCAAAAGAACTTTGAAGAACTACGTGAAATTCGTCGTGCCCATGGCACGCTGGTTGAATGACCAAGAACATAACGATAAACGCGCCAGAGGGCGCGAATGTAGATGGGATACAGATAGAGCAAACGATTACGCAACCAGCAGACTTAGAAATTGGTCCCGTAAAGGTAGGTGATTCGTCTGTTCTTACTGTAAGTAATGTTGCCTTTGTAATTATTATTCTCGGTGCTCTTGTAGTTTTTAAGAGGTTAATGAAATGAAAGACCTTAAGATCCCATTTGCTATTGTATCTTTCTTGTTAGTTCAGGGTGCTGGTGCCGTATGGTGGGCATCTCAAGTAGATGGTAGAGTGAAGAATTTGGAAACTCAGAGTCTCAACATTGCAAAAGAAAATCGCAGGTACATTGAGCAAGTGATTCAACCATCCTACGGAATCAGTAATGCTTGGAAAAATCAATATCATGACGAGTGGGTTCTAAAGGGAGGATGGAAAGATTAAATGCCCATCCCTGATATTCGACTTAATAATATTAGAATACGCGATGTTGTAATTTATGATGTGCCAAAGTGGATGTCATCAGATCCACCTGTGGCACTTCCTGCTATGCCACCTGTTACTACGGAGGTGGGAACTCCTATTGTCAATATTCCTGGATGCGTTGAGGCACATAAAGACAATCAGGAAAATGTAAATCTAAAGAATGAAGATGATAAAGGTGTGATGACCCTGTGTGATGCAGGCACACCTTACTACACTGCTATTGATTATGATAGAAATAAGATTGTATTAGAACAGAAACCACCAGAACCACCTGCATATAAAGCACCACCAGCACCTGAAGCACCAGAAACTAAAACTCCAGCAGTTCCTAAGACACCAGAGGCAGAGATTCCTCAGTGTCCTAGTAGAGCACAAGAATTAAAAAACCCCATAGGAAAAATCCTAGAGGGTAATAAAAAGATTACTGGTTATGAATTGGTTGGAAAGGAATGTATAGAAGTCACTGAACAACTAGTAATAACTGATCAAATCATTTCTAACATTCCTAATGCTGGTGCTGTGACTGCTACTGCATCTATCGCTGTTGTGGCAACGACTTCGGCACTGCTTGCAAAACCTCTTGCTGATCTTTTGTTAAGAGTGGTGAAACCTGCTGTGAAGAAAGTCCTGAAGAAGGTTGCGACCTTACGGGGTAAGAAGATCCCGGTACAGAGTGCGAATGAGAGGATTGCTGAACAGCGTCAGAGGAATCAGGCTGTGAAGGCACTGAGGTCGGTTCGACCGCTGAAGAAATAGGTGGAATTGTATGTGCGTGTTGCTTGATAGCATTCACATTTTGGACCAAAACATCAGCACACACTTTCGCATAAGGACTTCTGGGATGGAAGCGAATTCCTTTTTGCAATAATTCACCACAATTTTTAAGTCTCGCAAGTTCAAAGTCTAGTCTTTTATTGGCAAGTAATTGACCTTGTAATGCAATCTGTGTTTCTGCTGCTTGCTTACAACGCTCTTGTAATCCACCATCAAGCGGTAGGGAAAGTGTTGCAGAGAGACCAATACTGGTGCTGTAGTTTCTGGTCATGCCAGTTCTTACTGGTTTCTGCCAGAGTTGACTTCCTGGATTATCAGGAACACCATCTCCCTGCATTTCCATGACAGTGATAGTCATATCCTGACCATCTTCGTATGCTCTGACTACTTCACCTTCAGAGTTAGTATAAGTTCTGTCGTCATACCACTCTTCCCATGGCCAGTTCTTGACATTCTTTTGGACTTCTACCAGTCTTCCCTCAAAGTCTCTGTTGTCATACTGAGGTTCCATGTAGAAAGTTTCAAATGGGTCCTTATCACTTTTGGCATGAGTAATATATGGAGTGAAGTTAGCAGTGGGACCTTGACAACTGATCCCACCACCATATGTGTTGGTAATATAAGGACCTTGTAAAACCTGAATAGCTTGGTTGGTCACCGAGCCTGAACTGTTTGCGATTGGATTAGCAGTCGCAGAAACACCTCCCACATCAGCAGCACTGACGGGAGATGCGATTAACAACCCGATTATTGGGTAAAGACACTTGTGGTATCTGTTACGCTTGTAACCTCTGTTGTTCTTTGGATCACAGTTTGGTTTGTCATTCCTGGACCCATGTAAGTCTGGGTAAACTGGAATGCTTCTCCTGGATTTGCTATTGTGAAGTTCGAGTTGGAGAAGTCTAGTCCAGCTGTGGAATTTACTACTTGTCCTTCGATTCCTCCTAACGGAGTCACAGTCACGTTGTTCGTTACTGTTGGGGGAAGCAATGATGCTCCGTTGTTTTTCACGTTTGTCCCCGAAACTGAATATTGCCATCCTGTTGCATAGTCTATAGAATTGATTGTCTCAGTTTGCTTTGAAGTCGTTTCAGTGTGGCTGGTCATCGAACCCTGTGTGAAGTTCGGGACCACCGGGACTGCTCCAGCAGATTGGACCAGTCCGTGAAGAACTCCAAGAACCAATCCGAGACCGATTGCTTCTTGTAGTCTAGTCATTAGTCGATTACCGTGATTTCACTTACGAATTGGCCGACAGCAGTAGATCCAGCTCCACCAGCCGTGATGCTAATACCACCGTCAGTTGCGACAGTACCTGCCAGATCTCCTGCTACACCAGCAGCATAAGAGGTCTGACTGGAGAAGTTGCCAACAGCACCTACAGAAGCAGCTGAAGTTGGAACGGCATCGCCTTGGATGTAAGAGGTACTAAAGGAGAATGCTTCTCCAGCAGTTGCCTGGGTTGCAGAGATTGTGCCAGGAGACATGACGCCACTGGTCAAAGTTCCTGCAGAGATGGTCCCGTTTGTGGTTCCGTCTGTAGTATTTACATTCGATCCGGAAATACTGTATTGGGAACCCAGTCTAGTTGCAGTGGTTCTCGCACTATCTACAGTAAGTTGGACACTCGAACTCATCTTATGAACCAGACCTCCAGCATTTGCTGCAGGTGCTGCCATCAAAATCATTACCAATGGAAGGAGTCTTCTCATTACTAATCACTCGTTGGGTGTGTATTTATTTAGAGGTAGATTTTTTTCGATGTGTTACTAAAGTGCTACTTGGTACAAGACGATACCATTTGGGGGTTGACAGGATCGGCAAACCGTATTACTATAAATACATCAGCGCGGTAAGGAACTTAACATTTCTTTACCTCCTGCACACCCCCTAAACCGAGACCTATAGGGTGTATAAAACACGTCTCTCATACCAACCCTGGAGGGTAGGGTTGGAATATTTTACCTAGTGTTCCCCGCACTTATACATAACCCTTTTTCAAATGGCTCAAACACTTTCAAGACAACAATCATCCTCTTCGTGGGAAAATTTCTGCGATTGGGTAACTTCTACCAATAACCGCCTCTATGTCGGTTGGTTCGGCGTGCTGATGATCCCAACTCTGTTGGCAGCAACCATCTGTTTCGTCGTAGCATTCGTCGCTGCTCCCCCCGTGGACATCGATGGCATCCGTGAACCCGTCGCTGGTTCACTCATGTACGGTAACAACATCATCTCTGGTGCAGTTGTTCCCTCTTCCAACGCAATTGGTCTTCACTTCTATCCCATCTGGGAAGCCGCATCGCTCGACGAGTGGCTGTACAATGGTGGTCCTTTCCAACTCGTAGTCTTCCACTTCCTCATCGGCATCTATGCCTATATGGGTCGTGAGTGGGAACTTTCCTACCGCCTTGGTATGCGTCCTTGGATCTGTGTTGCATACTCTGCACCTGTTGCAGCAGCATCCGCAGTTTTCCTGGTCTATCCTTTCGGTCAAGGTTCGTTCTCTGACGCAATGCCTCTTGGCATCTCTGGTACTTTCAACTACATGCTGGTGTTCCAAGCAGAGCACAACATCCTGATGCACCCCTTCCACATGCTGGGAGTTGCAGGTGTCTTCGGCGGTTCACTGTTCTCCGCAATGCACGGTTCACTGGTTACCTCTTCACTGGTTCGTGAAACCACTGAGACTGAGTCCCAGAACTACGGTTACAAGTTCGGTCAAGAAGAAGAGACCTACAACATCGTTGCCGCTCACGGTTACTTTGGTCGTCTGATCTTCCAATACGCATCCTTCAACAACTCCCGTTCCCTGCACTTCTTCCTTGCTGCATGGCCTGTTGTTGGCATCTGGTTCACCGCACTTGGTGTTTCTACGATGGCGTTCAACCTGAACGGTTTCAACTTCAACCAGTCCATCATCGATGGTCAGGGTCGTGTGCTCAACACTTGGGCAGACGTTCTCAACCGCGCTGGTCTGGGTATGGAAGTTATGCATGAGCGTAACGCACACAACTTCCCACTCGACCTGGCAGCAGCAGAGTCTACTCCTGTAGCACTCACCGCTCCTTCTATCGGTTGATATAAGTTAGATAAACTTCGTAGAGGATCTTCGGATCCTCTATTTTTTTCTCTGCATATGTTAAGATATGATAAGTTCAGAGACACCGCCAAAACTCGCTGAAATTATTCGCGATACTTGGCCAAATCTTTTCTACCTAAAGGAGGTAAATAATAAAAATGGTTGCATCAACACTACAACAACCTACAAGGGGGTGGTTCGATGTCCTCGATGACTGGCTTAAACGGGATCGCTTTGTCTTTGTGGGCTGGTCTGGATTACTACTTTTTCCCACTGCTTATCTTGCAATTGGGGGCTGGCTCACTGGTACTACTTTTGTTACGTCGTGGTACACCCACGGATTGGCGTCTTCCTACCTTGAGGGTGCTAATTTTCTTACAGCGGCTGTGTCAACGCCTGCTGACGCTATGGGTCATTCTCTTCTTCTACTTTGGGGTCCTGAGTCTCAGGGGGACTTCATCAGGTGGTGCCAACTTGGGGGACTCTGGGCTTTTGTGGCGCTCCACGGAGCCTTCGCTCTTATCGGTTTTATGCTTAGGCAGTTTGAACTTGCTCGTTTAATCGGTATCCGTCCCTACAATGCGATTGCTTTTTCAGGTCCTATTGCCGTATTCGTTAGCGTATTTCTCATCTACCCACTTGGACAGTCATCTTGGTTCTTTGCACCGTCGTTTGGCGTGGCAGCGATATTCAGATTCCTACTATTCCTTCAAGGCTTCCATAACTGGACGCTCAACCCCTTTCACATGATGGGAGTTGCTGGTATACTGGGTGGAGCACTTCTGAGTGCTATTCACGGTGTAACAGTTGAGAATACTCTGTATCAAGATGGTGAACAAGCAAATACTTTCAAAGCATTTGACTCAACTCAAGAGGAAGAAACCTACTCAATGGTTACTGCAAACCGTTTCTGGTCTCAGATCTTTGGTATTGCGTTTAGTAATAAGAGGTGGTTGCATTTCTTTATGCTCTTTGTTCCTGTTATGGGTCTGTGGACAAGTTCCATCGGTATTATTGGTCTTGCTCTCAACCTTCGTGCTTATGACTTTGTTTCCCAGGAAATCAGAGCATCAGAAGACCCAGAGTTTGAAACCTTCTACACTAAGAACATTCTCTTGAATGAAGGTCTCCGTGCATGGTTAGCACCAGTTGACCAACCACATGAAAACTTTGTGTTCCCAGAAGAAGTTCTTCCTAGAGGTAACGCGCTGTGAACGGTTGGCTTGTCTTTGTTTATTTCTCTTGTTTTGCTGTTATCGCAGGTGCTGCTTTTGCGATGATGTGGGCGAATATTCAATCTCTTAATGTGGAGATGAATAAACCACCCAAACCACGTCATCCAGAGGCACCTGCTGATGGTGAAGAGATCATGTATGTTGATTTGACAAGAGAACGACTTGAAGGTCTTTACAAAGACGAAGATTCCTGATATATAATGGGCGTAGCAATTCGCCCATTAATGAAAATCTTTTTAGATACTGCTGACACCGACGTAATCGAAAAATATTTCTCAACGGGATTGGTTGATGGTGTCACAACTAATCCCACTCTCATTATGAAGAGTGGCAAAAACCCAGAAGATGTCTATCAGAAGATCAAAGACATTGGGGTACAAGACATCAGCATGGAGGTCATGGGATCTGACCTTGAGATGTATGACGAAGGTATTCGTCTGTATGAAAAGTTTGGTGATGTTGCTACGATCAAGGTTCCCTGCACACGCGAGGGTCTGATCGTCTGTAAGCGACTCTCCGAGCAAGGTATCAAGGTCAACGTCACATTGATCTTCTGCGCCGCTCAGGCGGTCCTAGCAGCAAAGGCAGGGGCAACATACGTTTCTCCTTTTGTAGGACGCTTGGATGACCAATCAGTGGCAGGTCTGGAGGTTGTCCGTTCTATTACTGGACTGTATCAAATCCATGGTATCAGAACTCAAGTTCTATCTGCATCTATTCGTAGTGTGCAACGTGCTGTTCGTTCCTGGTATAATGGTGCTCGGGTAGTAACAATGCCACCCAAAGTGTTTGATCAGATGTATGATCACATTCTTACCGACAAAGGTATGGAAATTTTTGAAAACGATTGGAAAGAGGTTCAACAGTAATGTTTACGGTTTATTCAAAGGACGGATGTCCATATTGCGATAAAGTTCAGCAAGTATTAATACTCTCTGAAATTAAGCATGTGATATATAAACTTAACAGGGATTACACACGCGAAGAGTTCTATGATAAGTTTGGGGAAGGTTCTACATTCCCAAGAGTAGTCAAGGACGATGAACTTATTGGCGGATGTATGGAAACTGTTAAGTATCTAAGAGAACAAAAACTAGTCTAATGGAACAAAACCTCATCGACATCTATGATCTTATCGAACACGCGATTGATAATGCCTTTGAGGGACAGATGAATCTAAAATTCTATGATTACTTAAAGGCAAGTAAAGTCAAAAAACAAGATGTTGATGCTTTTATCGAAAGTTCTACCTCAAAAGAAATCAATGATTTGAATTCTGAACTAGAACAATATCTTGAGGGTGGCAGCGATAATATGCATAAGCAACTTCGTGAGGGGTATGGTCACATTCCTAAACCCCAAGCAAGAAAGATTAAAACATACCTTCAAGGTATTCTAGATGATGCAAAGAGGTACAGTCATGACCGCAGACCAGGAAGAAGGAAAAAGCAATCTAAATAAATCAGATCCCCACATCAATCGTGGGGTAGAGTTGCTATTACGCAACAGGAGGGGAAAACCAGAACCGCCCAAAACTTTTCAGATAAAGTTCGGTAACATGGTTGCTCTCTTCCGACGAGAGATTGTTTTCCATCTGAACTTCTATCTGGACATCAGGAAGAAATAGTCTCTGGAGGACAAACAGATGTTAGCAGTAACCCTCACGATTGGAACATTAGTTTCCATTATGATGTTTTTTGTAGGAGGTGTGGTAGGATGGTTGGCGAAAGACCATGTATATCAAACCCAACCCGTTTACACTCACCCAGAGATGTTTGATGAAAACGGAAATCTATTACCAGACGAAATTTTAGCAGTACGATTTGAAAATGGCTATGACGAATTCGACGAAGAAGACGACAACTAGAAAACCGAGAGCAACAAAACCGAAAGTAAAGGCACCAACAAAGTCAGTCGAACTGCCTACTAATCCTTTTGTTTTTGAGATATTAGAGGCAGTTTCTGCTCAAAGATCTGGTGCTAAGAAGGTAGAGGTTCTGAAAAAGTATGAGGACAACTCTGTCAAATCTGTATTGATTTGGAACTTTGATGATAGTGTTGTCTCTATGATTCCTGAAGGCGAGGTCCCTTATGGCGATCCTAATGAGCAGAGTGCTTTTGAGGGATCACTTTCTGGAAACATTGCGAATGAAGTAAAGGGTGGTCAGTCTGCCACCGGACAAGATCTTGACGGTAGGAACAAAACATCTCTTCGTAAAGAGTGGACTACCCTTTACAACTTTGTAAAAGGTGGAAACGACACTCTTACCAAGACTCGTAGAGAGATGATGTTCATCAATCTTCTTAGGGGACTTCATCCAAAGGAGGCAGAACTTCTTTGCCTTGTGAAGGATAAAGCACTTACAACTAAATATAAGTTAACAAAGGCGAATGTCTCTGAGGCATATCCCGATATCGATTGGGGTGGTCGCTCATGACAGTAACCGTAGAAACCAAGGAAGAAGAGATGGGTTCTTTGCCGATCAAACCAGAAGACCCTTCGTCATATGGATGTCAGATCCTGCAAGAGAAAACCACTCTTGAGGCGGCAAATGATAAAACACTCCCTAATGATGCCAGACTAGTCTGGTACATTGATAATGGTGTAGAGTATATTGATCTTACGAGATGTAAGAAAACATCCCAACTCTTTGATATGTACTATGATCGATATGGTAAGGGTGCTGTCCAGAGAATTGATTTTGGATATGGTACAGTGAATCCCAAACTGTGGGGATACAAATCAAAAGATAAAGACAAGAAGAGAAAATGAGTAAAGGATTTGATAAAGATCTCTTTGACGTTGAAGTTGAAATGCCTCATGAAGACATTCAGAAACTCGTCAAAGAGTATAAAAAATTAAAGAAGTATCAGAAGTCCTCAATGTGTGAGATTGAGAAACTTTCTGGTAAGAAAACAAAAGTTGACAAACTGGTCGATAAATACAATAGTTGACTTGTCAACCAGTTTTTGCTATAGTCTGCAGTATGAAAAACTACTTTCACCATGTCTTATAAACCCTATTCACCTGAGTGGCATCGCAAGAGGTATCTCAAAGAAGCAATCGACACATACTTCGATGACTACGTGGATAATACAGTAATCTATGATGATATCATGGATATCCTAGGTGCTAGGATGTCTGCTGCGGTCAATGAGGTTAACAAGGTTCTTGATTTAAAAGACAAACTCAAAATTAACTAGTATGCTTTCTACTCAATACAGACTCAGACTTGAGTCCATTTGCAGATGTATTGCGAACAAAGAACAAGTTCCTTTGGAGGACATGATCTGGGCAGAGAAACTTGCTAAAGCACATACTCTTGCTAGAGATTGGTTGCAGAAAGCAAGACGCCAGGCGTCTCAAGATATTCAAGAAGGTAGCATTGACGATTTTATGAATAGGATGGGATTAGGTGACCCCGACCCATCCAATCACAAAACGGGGTTTGATGGTGCAGATGAGATTGTAGATTGGTTCCAGAGAGATAAACCTGATGATTGGAGGCAACGTGACTGAAAAGATCACACCAGAGACTTACGAAAAGATGAATGAAGAGTTTGAGGAGGAGGGTCTCGCCTTCCGAATCATTGTTCCTACGCAAGAAAAAATTGATGAGTGGCAAAAAAGTAACTGAACTGAATATAGTAAATAACTTAGTGGAAAAGATTGCTGAACTTTTGGATGCAGAGGTTCAGCATTCTCTTTTAGTTGATCATAAAGGTACAGAAAAAAGAAAAATCTCAATTACCTACAAAGACTAATGGCAGCAGTAATTTATAGCAACGGTAGTCAAGAGTGTGAGCGTATGGCACAACTCTTAAAATCATTAGGTGGTGAATTTCTAGAGTATAAACTGAATCACCATTTCACTCAAAAAGGATTTGAAGCAGAGTTTGGTAAAGAGGCAGAATATCCACAAGTTAATATTGGGTTTAAGCATATTGGCAGTATGAAAGAAACACTTCAGTACATGAGTGAGAAGGGGATGTTTCTATAGAAAACATTAAATTGTATCACGTTTTACAAACAAACTTGACTATATAGAGAAAGGGCACTATAATGTGCTCATCGTTCATCCAACATGGTAACACTACTGTTGGCACTTACCTTAGCCCATCACGATCCGTCACCTTATGGGTGGCATATGTCTTGTGAAAGGTATCTACAGAAGAGCGTTGAGATTCAATTAGATGGAGATCTGGACTTTAGGTCTAAACGAAATCTAATTTTGTATCTCAAATCTAAAGTAGAGGGGAGGTGTGATACGGTGTTATCATAGGACGCAAGTAGGTCGCGGAACGGATCGTTCATCTCTTCGGAGACGCAAACGACTGAAGGAACGGGGCGTAAATCCCTAGTATTTCAGGAGTAACTACCATGAACACCTTATCACTTATCAAAAAGCAAATCGACAAGGCAGCAGCACTGCACGATGCACAAGTCCTCGTTACTAAGTATCGTGGAGTTGATTGCAAAGTGCATCAGGCAAGTGAGGAAACTCACGGCACCTACTGCTATCGTGGTCGCACTTACGTTAAGTGAGATCATGGAAGCACTACAAGTAACTGGGATCGTATCCCTTTCGTCTGTAGCGTTTCTTGGTTTCATCTATGGAGAGTTAGTTCTCTTACATAGAACGTGAGTTGCATCAAAACTGAATAAGTGTTAGAATGGGAGGGTAACCTCCCATTTTTTATGGAAAGAGATAAACTAAAACTCATAGTCAGGAATCTCAAACTCCTTGTCGAAGCGTTGGAGTCTGAGGTATACTCTGATGTTGATGCATACAAGACCAAGCAGGAAAACTTTGATGATCCTGCTGCATATTACATGACCGATTACGACGAAGTTTTTAATGACGATGACGGATACCCCGATTAAACTGATTAGTGTCACCCCAGACGCAGAGAAGCACATGGCCTATTGTGCCCGTGTGTCGAATCCAAACAACCAGGAGAACGAAAAGTTCTCTGGTCTCCTCAAGTATTGTGTGAAGCACCAGCACTGGAGTATCTTTGAGCAGGCATACATGACCCTGGAGATCAATACTACCAGGGGGGTAGCAGCTCAAGTGCTCCGGCACCGTTCGATGACATATCAAGAATTTTCACAACGCTATGCTGATTCTTCCCTACTCGCGGAGACGATCCCTCTACCTGAACTACGGCGTCAAGACACCAAGAATCGTCAGAATTCTATTGATGATATTGACCCGTTTGTCCGTCAAGAATTCCAAATCAAAATGCAACGACACTTTGAAGAAGGAATGAAACTCTACAAAGAGATGCTTGATGCTGATATTGCAAAGGAGTGTGCTCGTTTTGTGCTTCCTTTAGCAACTCCTACCAGACTTTATATGACAGGATCTGTACGTTCATGGATCCACTATATCGACTTGCGTTCTGCTAACGGTACACAGAAGGAGCACATGGACATTGCTCTGGGCGCTAAGAAGATTTTTATTGAACAGTTCCCTGCCGTTGCTGAAGCAATGGAATGGATTTAATAAATAAAGTTAAGTAAAGGAATTGACGTATGGCGACATACCCCGTTGTTCATAAAGAGACTGGCGAACAGAAAGAAGTTCAGATGAGCGTCCTTGAGTGGGATGCTTGGTGTAAGGATAATCCTGATTGGACAAGAGACTGGAGTGATCCATCCACCCTCCCTGGTACAGGGGAGGTGGGAGATTTTAAGGATAAACTTAAAAAATCCCATCCAGGGTGGAATGATGTCTTGCATAAGGCATCAAAAGCCCCAGGTTCCTATGTTCGTCCTATTTAATCTTTTCTATGCCAGCAAAAAGGAAGACTCAAACTCCCGTTCCATTTGGAATGTCCAACAAACAAATGAAAAGAAAGAAACCACTCAATACGGATTTGATGAAACCCATCGAACCGTTAACAGAAAACCAGCAAGAACTATTCCGCTGCTATAAGAACGATCAAAACATCGTTGCTTATGGTGCAGCAGGAACAGGCAAGACGTTTATCACGCTCTACAACGCTTTGAGAGACGTTCTTGATACCAAGACACCCTACGAGAAGATCTACATCGTCAGATCGCTTGTAGCAACTAGAGAGATCGGTTTCCTTCCAGGAGATCATGAGGACAAATCATCACTTTACCAGATTCCATATAAGAATATGGTAAAGTATATGTTTGAACTTCCTACAGAAGCAGACTTTGAGATGCTGTATGGCAACCTCAAAACCCAAGGCACTGTAAGTTTCTGGTCTACTTCATTCATTCGTGGTACAACTCTTGACAATGCAATCATCATCGTTGATGAATTCCAGAACTTGAATTTCCACGAACTTGATAGTATAATTACAAGGATTGGTGAAAATAGTAAGATTATGTTCTGTGGTGATGCCACTCAATCTGACCTTACTAAAACCGCAGAGAAGAATGGTATTGCTGACTTCATGAGAATTCTCAGAACAATGCCATCTATGGATATTATTGAATTCGGTGTCGAAGACATCGTTCGTTCAGGTCTCTGTAAAGAATACTTAGTAGCAAAAATGGATCTTAATTTGTAACTTATGGAAGTTTGTGATGATTTTTTATCTGAGTATCAATTCAAACAACTTGATACTCAGATATTGAGTAATGATTTATTTCCATGGTATTACAATGATGGGATAGTTGGTTCAAAAGATGGGAAAGGATATCAATTTACTCATAGAGTTTTTGATATTCGTAAAGGCGGCGTAACATCAGCTGTCTTTCCTTTTTTTGAACCAGTTCTTGAAAAATTAAATGTTAAAAGGTTGGATAGGATAAAATTAAATTTAAATCCTCCAACTTTTTTTCATAGAGGAGGTGGATGGCATACTGATAATTATCCCACTGACCCATTTCAACATACAAAAACTGCTGTTTTTTACTTGAACACCAATAATGGATGGACAGAGTTTAAAAAAAGTGGTAAAGTTAAAAGTAAGTCGAATAGAATTGTTATCTTTGATTCTTCATTAGAGCATCAAGGAGTAACTTGCACCAATGAAAACAGGAGAGTAATCGTGAATTTTAATTATGATATTTGAACATTGCAACCATCTTGGTGACCTCGAACTAAACAAGAAAGAAACCAAAGGCATCCGTCTCTATAACCTTCCTAATGGAGACTGGGTGCCTTCTATTACGTCTGTAACTTCTTTCTATAACCGACAGATCTTTGCTGACTGGCGCAAGCGAGTTGGTATTGAGGAAGCAAATCGCATTACAAAGAAGGCAACCAGTCGCGGAACAGACTTTCACGCGGCAACTGAACTTTACATGTTGAATAAAGAAATCAACTGGGATGATTTCAAACCCCTGACAAAGTTCATGTTCTATCATGCCAAACCATATCTCGATAAGATAAATAACATACATGCTATAGAAAGAACTCTATATTCAGAGTATCTTGGTTTAGCAGGTAGAGTTGACTGCATCGCAGAATACGAAGGAGAACTTGCAGTCATTGACTTTAAAACATCTGAAAAGATCAAACCTGAGAAGTGGTTGGAGAATTATTTCGTTCAAGAAATGTTCTATGCCTCTGCATATTATGAACTAACTGGTATCCCTGTCACTAAACTAATTACCATCATGGTAACTCCTGGTGGAGAAGTCAAAGTATTTGACAAACGGAACAAAGGGGACTATATTAAATTACTAGTTAGATACATTAAAGAATTTGTACATCACAATACTGGGTCAGAGAATGGGGAATGAACTAGAAAAAGCACTAGAAAATAAATTCTTTTGTCCTGCCCGATTTACGCAAGAGATTGAGAGTCTTGTCCAAGAGACAAAAAGTATGACATATATTGATGCTATTATTCACTTCTGTGAGAAAAATAGTATTGATGTAGAATTTGTTCCTAAGTTGATTACTAAACCTCTGAAAGAAAAGATTAAGTATGAAGCAATGGAACTTAATTTTCTGAAGAAGAGTTCGCGAGCAAAACTACCTTTGTAATCTTTATTTTTTTGTGATGCCCTTTGATGCCTATAAACAATACCTCTCTTTAAAGAATCATTTTACTAAAGAGAAGTATGACTACCACAAGTATTGTGGAAAGAGTCGTGCGACTGTACAGTCTTTCTACAAAAGGAAAGATCGTTTCTGGTTTGAGAAACTAGCACGAAACAAAGACGACAAAGAAGTAATTGAGTTCTTTGTATCTAACTTTATTACTTGCACTGACCCTAGTAAACTTTGGATCGGAGAAATGATCCGAGAAGGAGAAGGTAGGTACACTGCATGGAAGAAAAGAAATCAGTCTCTTTCTTATGTTTTTAAGGAAGAACTTGAGTATATTCTTGCAAATCAGGACTTAGATACTGTATTTGCAAGAAAGAATGGTCACCCGATCATTCTCAAAAAGTATTTGGGTGGAGAAATTTCCATAGAAACTATGGTGATTCTGGATAAGATACTTGATTTCAGGAAGAACTTTGATGCCAAACTTGATGACCCAGTGTGGCAAACCGTAAGTCTCAGAATGAAGAAGTATTCACCCTTTCTAAATATTGATGTATTTCGTTACAAGAAAATCGTGAAGGAGATTGTTTTAGGAAAATGAGTTTTTTTGATTCGGAAGTTGTCCGCGCAGAGATGACTGAAATAAGTGAACTCCAAGATGATGTATATCGTAATGTGTTTAACTTTCCTAAAATGAATCGGGAAGAAAAATTGTTTCATGTTGGTCTCTTAGGTAGATTGATTGAGAAACAAAAAGTTCTTTATACTCGTCTGTCTTTATCAGATGATCCCGAAGCAAAAAAGATGAAGCAGAACATTGTTGATTCTGCTCAAATGATGGGTCTTCCTCCCAATACAGATATGAATTCTGTTTTTAGTAACATGAGCAAAATGCTTGAGGTTATGAAACAACAGATTGACAAGGAGGAGTAATCCTCCTATAATAACGAAGTTCACACAAGCCAAATCCAACTAATCCAACAAATCCTATGTCTTTCGCAAATCTTAAAAAGCAATCCAATCTCGGTTCCCTGACCTCCAAACTGGTCAAAGAAGTTGAGAAGATGAACAATACTGGTGGCGGTGGAGATGACCGTCTCTGGAAACCTGAGATGGATAAGACTGGTAATGGATACGCTGTTATCCGTTTCCTGCCCGCACCTGAAGGGGAAGAACTCCCTTGGGCAAAGATGTACTCTCATGCCTTCCAAGGTCCTGGTGGTTGGTACATCGAAAACTCTCTGACCACTCTTGGTCAGAAAGACCCTGTGTCTGAGCACAATCGTGAACTTTGGAACAGCGGTCTTGATTCTGATAAGGATACTGTTCGTAAGCAGAAGCGCAAACTGTCCTACTATGCCAACATCTATGTTGTGCAGGACAAGGCAAATCCTCAGAACGAAGGTCGTGTCTTCCTCTACAAGTTTGGTAAGAAGATCTTCGACAAGATCATGGAAGCAATGCAACCTGAGTATGAAGATGAAACTGCCATCAATCCCTTTGATTTCTGGGCAGGTGCCAACTTCAAACTGAAACTGAAGAAGGTTGCAGGTTACTGGAACTACGACTCTTCTGAGTTCGCAGCACCTGGTGCTCTCCTTGATGATGACGATGCACTGGAAGCAATCTGGAAGAAGCAGTATTCACTGACTGCTCTGACTGCTGCTGACCAGTTTAAGTCTTATGATGATCTGGATAAGCGTCTGAAGATGGTCCTTGGTGCCAAAGCACCGGCACGCCGCTTCGATGAAGAACTGGAAGATGAGAGTGAAGGTCGTGGATCTTTCTCTCCCAACTTTGAGTCAAGCAAGCCTCCTGCACCTGCAGCAGACTTCAATGCTCCTGACATCACTCCTACCAAGTCTGCAGACTCGGATGAGGATGATGCTCTGTCCTACTTCCAGAAACTTGCTGAGGAATGATGAGATACAACCAGTTGTGTTTGACTCTTTTGGTCGTCGCAGCGTATATAAACTTACTGAAATAATCTAATATTATCTGCAGTCTTTAAGGTTCCGCTCTTATATTGAGTGGAACCTTTTTTATATTCCATCATTTCTTCCAAGTCATCTTTAACTACATTCAGGAATCTTGCTTTTAACAGAAATATATTTCTTTTATCTTGCTGTAGTTTCTCTTCATAATAATAGTTTGTTATTTCAGTTACGGGAGATGATACAATTGTCATTCCTTCTATTTCTTCATCATAGAATGATACAGAATAATTAGAGTCAACTTCTAATCCTGCAGGAACAATCACCACACCCTTAGAATTTTTAACTTCTGTTGTTTCGTAGTGGTGAGTTGCATTAATAGTCTCATAATTATCATACTTATCTAACAAATAATTCTCAAAATTAAATTGAGTCATTGGCCATTCATCATACACATTGATGATATTATTGCATGTAAGAACTAACCAATCTAAGTTGGCGTCACCATAAAACTCAAATGCAACATTATCTGGTCTATCATCACCCTTAACTTCATACTTTGTAAATACCGCGACATTCTGAAAAATATCTTCCCTGAGTTTTCCTCTCATGAAGAGATTTTTTACTGGATTGTAATCGGATATTTTAGAGTCAGGAAGTCTACTGACGTACTCAAAATCTGGTAATTGACTGAAATAATTTGACATCTTAGAAACCGATGAATGAATCGTCTAAATCATAATCATCATTAAAGACCGGAGTAATTTCAGTGAAACTCATATTAATATCGTATGCAACCATTGTTCCATCTTGGTAGGTTGCATAGTTTCCTGTTGGAGTATAGTTAACTCCAAATCCTTGTAATGCACAAGTCTTGAATGCGTTTAATTTTTTATGCAATTCTCCTTGCTCACCTCTATGTATATAAGTAAGTCTAAAAACATGAGGTGACTTGAGGAACAAGTTAGATTTGGATCTAATCGGAGCACCTCCTTGCTTGAAGAATCTAATTATTTTGATAATATTATCTGCTTCTGTTTGTCCTCTGGGTGCCAACTTAAACTTAAAGGAGAATGGTCTCAGAGTTGGACCCTTAAATAAGAGTTCCATATTAGGATTCATTACCATTCCTGTTGTTCTTTTCAACAGTGCTTGACCCTCTACGCCTGCAGCAGCTGCGGCGAATGCATTTCCCACAGCACTTGCTGTAGCACCAGCATTTTTTCTTACGGCATCAACATAATTTGTAAATTTTTCTGCTCCATCCTGAAGACCATCAAAAATTGCAGTCTTAGCAATATCTGCTTTAGCAAGGTCAAGAGCAGTCATTGAGTTTGATCCCCAATCTGCTTTGTTTTGATCCGTTATTCCACTTGGTATTGGAAGAGTAACTGAACCAATAGAGGGACCTAAATTATTTGTTCCACTATTAAATCCAAATTGGTCGATTCCTCCATTTCCAGTAGTTTTAGACAATTCTCCTGGAACATATTCATGCATATCAAAGCGAATAACATCTTGCTTTGATGCACCAAGATCTGCTGGGTGGATTAATGTTGGAAATTGTGTTCTTGTTCCTTCAGCAGAAGCTTCTGGTTTAAAACCTAAACTTTTGGATTTAGTGTTGGTATTATCTGCTGCTGGTCTTGAAGCAGCAGTAACTTGAGCATCATTTAATAAGTCATTACCGCTACCAAATGCTGCTTTCTGAATTGTTTCTTTAGTTGTCCCATCAATATTATCACCTGCAAGATCTGTTGCGGTCTTATCGACTTGCGTCTTAATAATATTTCTAAGTGTAGAGTTTGGATTTCTTAAATCTCTTTGTTCTGCAATGGTTGCAGTAGATGTATTTACTGTGTCTTCTATTATCTTACCAGAACCATCAACTTTAACTGTCTGAATCCTAGCTAGCTTATTTCCTTTCCCATCAGATCTATAGGTCTCTCTCAAAACACCACCATTAGCAAGGGTAGTTACATCAGTAAGATAATAACTCTTACCACCAGCAGTTCCTCTGTCAACCACATTTGATTTTGATGTTGATGTTTTCGATGCCATTAGATATGGTGGTTTTTATTTATTTAGTACCCGTTTTGTATATTGTAATGAGAGTAAGTCGTCAAGTTCTTCTCTATAGACAATATATACCTGAGTTCCTAATTCTTCCCAAGTATATTGTCTATAATCTCTCCAGTGAAAGTTAATACCACGAAATCCCCAAGAAAATACATCAGTTACTGCAACCAACGGGTGCTGATCGTATTCGATATTAGGTGTCTTTGCAAAGTATTTAAAGGTGCAGATGTTTCCTTCTTCAGGGATGGGTGTCACAGTATCATTTAGCGCATACATTATCAGTTCCATTCTTTCTCCAAGATCTTTCTCGGATTTAAGATCAGCAATAACAGGTTCTATGCGGTTCATTTGATACCTAGTTCGTCTTCTGTGATGATCTTAAACTCAATTCTTCTATCTTCACAAAATTCAACTGCTGCTTTCCACTTTGCTTGATTGACTTCCCAAGTTTTACATTCATAGATGTAAGACTTAGTAACTCTCTGTCTTCTTGCTGGTGGTTTTGTTTGCTTCTTTGGTTTTACTTCTATTACATAGGTCTTGATTTGACCTGTGCTTTCTTTGACCTTTATAATGAAGTCTGGGTAGTATTTGTGAACTCTGCGATCAAGAGGAGAAACATATGGAATATGAAACTCTTCACTACCCCACTGAAGAATGTTTTCATTCATATCACACCACCGACAGAACTTGCGTTCCCAACTACTTCGGCATATAATATTGGTGGGGTCACCCTTATATTTGCTAGGAAATGACGGTCTGTATTTACTCTTGATACTTTCGGCCATACATAATATATAAGGTAAAAACTATTTATAAATGCCTGGCACAAAATTTTCATACGGCAACAAAAGTGGTTTCGCCGGTTTAAAGTCAAAGATACTTCAACCCGCACTAACCTCTCACTATGAGGTAGAAATTCCTGTGGGATCTGGTACTCTTAATACTTTGCTGACAGACATTGCTCCCGCTGATGACCAAAAAACACTAGGTATATCTTGTTCGGAAGCCTCTCTTCCTGGATCATCTATTGCGACCTTTGAACTTAAGAATGATTATGCTGGTGTAACCGAAAGATATGCTCACAGAAGAATGTACGATGATAGAATTGATTTTACATTCTATGTGGATACTCAAAAATATCTACCCATCAGATTTTTTGAGAGATGGATGAGATATGTGACAGGAGAATCTGGACCTAGAACAGATACTGATAAAAGAAATTTAGTAAATGTAGGATATCATTATAGAATGAATTTTCCTGAGGAATATAGATGTGAGAGAGGTCTTAAAATTACAAAATTTGAGAAAGATTACAGGAATAGTTTAGAGTATGAGTTTATTGGTGCATATCCTGTCGCAGTAAATTCGATGCCTGTAAGTTATGATTCTTCTGGTCTTCTGAAGTGTACTGTCTCTATGACATATTTGAGATATGTTATTACTGAACTGATAGGTCCACCGGAACAACCTGGAACCTCTACTCAAACTCAAAAAGCTCAGCAGAAAAATACTCAAGAACTACCAGTCGCTCAAGAAAAAGAATCTAAAGTTAGTGATGACTATCCTACTATACTAGGAAAACCAGTTTCAGTCTTCTTAGATGCAAGTGGTGCCTTACGAGATGCATTTACTGGAAACCTCATATAAACCCCTCTAAATAATCACACTGAAATACATCTATAGGTCATTATGCCTTTACCAAAGATTGCTACGCCCAAGTATGATCTTGAATTGCCCTCAACCGGACAAACAATTCAATATAGACCTTTCCTAGTCAAGGAAGAAAAACTTCTTGTTCTTGCAATGGAAAGTGAAGATACAAAACAAATTACAACAGCAATTAAGTCTGTTCTGAAAAACTGTATTCAGACGAAAGGAGTTAAGGTAGAAACTCTTCCAACATTTGACATTGAATATCTCTTTCTTAACATTCGTGGAAAGTCTGTTGGTGAAGAAGTTGAGGTAAATTTGGTTGCTCCTGATGATGGAGAGACTGAAGTCAAAGTAACTATTGCTTTAGACGAGATTAAAGTAGAAAAGAATGATGAACACACTCGTCAGATCAAACTTGACGACACCTTAATGATGGAAATGAAGTATCCTTCATTGGATCAGTTCATTTCAAATAACTTTGATTTTAATGAAAAAAATCAATTAGAACAATCGTTTGATTTGATTGCATCTTGTGTAGATAAGATCTACAGTGAAGAAGAAGTGTGGGCAGCTGCTGATTGTACTAAGAAAGAAATTAAAGAATTCCTTGAGCAAATGAATTCCACTCAGTTTAAGGAGATTGAATCTTTCTTTGAGACTATGCCAAAACTTACACATATTGTGAAGTTTGTAAATCCAAATACTAAGAAGGAGAATGAAGTCCTTCTGGAGGGACTGGCAAGTTTTTTCGCTTAGGCATGATCCACATGGATCTTGAGGCTTATTTTAGACTCAATTTTGCCTTGATACAGTACCATAAATATTCATTAACTGAAATTGAAAACATGATGCCTTGGGAACGAGACATCTATGTGGAACTCTTGAGTCAACATCTCAAGGAAGAAAAGGAAAAACAAGAACAGCAGCAACGAAAGTATGGCGGCTAAGACTACTGATCCTATTGATATCCTCCTTGAGATGGGTATTGACCTCGACAATCTGTCGGAGGAAGAGGATTATCTTAGTGCCTTAAAAGAAGCGATTGCAACTATCGAATTTAAGACCGGTGGTAAAGGTGATGAAAGAAGTGCTGCCTTAAGAGAAGAAGTAATAAAAGTAAGAAAGTCAAGAAGGGCAGCAGACCCGAAGATTAAAGCAAAGAAGACAACAATAAAACCAGAAAATCTTTTTGAGAGAAGTGCTGCACCAAAACAGAAGACACTCTCTACTAGTGCAATAGTTCCATATAAAGGACCTGAGTCTGAAGAGGAAGGTGTAAAGAAGAAACGTGTATTAAGAGAGAAAACTAGTGATCCGCTAAAAGATATTCTAAAGTCGGTCAATTCTATATTGGCAACTTTAAAAAATCAAAATAAAATAACAAAGAAGCAAGCAGAAAGAGATAGAAAAGATGCTGAGAGAGCAAAGAGAGGTGCTCAGGAAGACGATTTAGAACAAGCTCCTTTAAAAAAATTCTTTGATAATGCAAAGAAACTTGCAAAACCTGCAATTGGTTTCTTTGAAAGCATCATGAATTTTATTATGAAGGTTTTAATCGGCAGATTGTTGGTTAAAATACTTAATTGGATGGGAGATCCAGAAAATAAAAAGAAGATGGATGCAATCATGGACTTTTTTAAAGTCACATGGCCTGCATTCCTTGCTGCATTTTTAGCATTTAAGTTTGGTCTCCTTGGATTTATGGGAGGTCTTATTGGATTGATCGGAAGATTTATTCCTAAGATACTTGGACTAATTCCTAAAATGTTAAAAGGATTAAAAACCCTAGCAATGGGTAATCCTTTAGCAACCGCAGCAGTTGCTGTTGTTGCTGGCACTGCCATTGCTGCTGTAGCAGCAAACCAAGATGGAACTGCTGTCATCAAAGATCCAGATGATCCAGACAAGTCTCAAGCAGATGAGATTAGAGAATTTGGTGGGATGACAGGTGCTCCCATCAGTGGGGATATGTTAGGGTTTAATTTAGGAGGACTTGTTCCAGGAAGTGGTCCTGATAAGGATACTGTACCAGCAATGCTCACACCAGGTGAGTTTGTTATGAGTAGAGGTGCTGTTCAGAAATATGGATCAGACACTCTAGCAGGAATGAATGCTATGGGTGGCGGAACAAATGTACCTAGCACTGGAATGATTCTTGGATATAATGGTGGAGGATTGGTTGACGAAAAAGCACAAAGACCAAAAACGAGTGCAACGGATGGTGGTGGTTCTCCTGATGAGTTTGCAAAACCCATGATTAAAATTCATGAAGGACTGCGACTTGACAAATATATGGATAGTCGTGGATTCCCAACGATTGGATATGGTCACTTGATTGAACCGGGTGAGTCCATGCCTAATCGTATTTCTCAACAGAAAGCAGATGAGTTGTTTGATGAGGATTACACTCATCATAAGGCAGCTGCTATGAGAATTCCTGGTTATGATAGGGCAAATGCAATGCAGAAAGCAGCCTTAATTGACCTTACATTTAACATGGGTCCTGCATGGGCAGACGACTTCCCAAAATTTAAACAAGCATTTGCTGCTGGCAACTATGAACAAGCAGGAAATGAGTTAATTGATAGTGCTTACTATGGTCAAGTCGGTCGAAGAGGACCGACGATTGTTAATTTAATCAAAGGTAAAGGTGCTGATAATGTAGCATATCTCAAAGGTGTGCCCACCCCCGCACCAGGACCTAGTTCTAGTCAACCACAAATTGCTTCAGTTGGATCTGTAGGTGATGGACAAAGATTATCAGACTTGAGTGCTGCACAATCTACAAGATCTGGTGGTTCTGCACCACCGTCAATGAGTTATGCTGGTTCTTCAAGATCTTTACCACCTCCATCTAGAGGAACAAGATTGTCTGACTTGCGTAAGAATCAAGAAATGAGAGCAGCAAGTGGTCAAGAACCTAAAGAGTATCCTAATCCAGGTGCTCTCAACACACCAAACTCTAATGATCTTCCTCCAATTGATGCTAATGCAATGATATCAATGGAGAAAATCAAAGTTCTTGGATTGACGGTGGTCTGATATGGCAATAGCAGGATTACTAGGAGGAGTAGCGAAGACTGTCGCTAAAGATAGAGCAAAAAGTTTTATCACTGGTAGGAAAAAAACTGTCAAACCAGCAGCAATAAAGAAAGGTGGTGGTGGAGGAGAGACACCTGGTGAAAAAGGTGGTGCATTGGCAGTAAGACCACAGGCATCTTTGGTTCCTGCTCCAGTTAATACTGATGTTATTACCCCTATTTCTGGCGCAGAGATGGCATCTACGAAGGGTAGTGAGGAAGATACGATTAATGTCATTAGAATAAAAGTCGCAGAGATTGATAAGGTTCTTAAGGGAACTCTTGCACAGCAGAAGGCAGCATCAAAGAAAGATAAGAAGTCGGACGAAAAGCAAAGAAGAAAGAAACAAGAAAAGTTACTAGAAAAAGTAGATACTGGTAAAAAGGATAGTGGTATAAAAAAACTCATGGCACCCGCAAAGGGGTTGTTTGGTGGTATATTTGATTTTTTAAAGAACATTCTTATAGGTCGTCTTCTAGTTCTTTTACTTGAGAATAGACCAAACCTACCTGGTGGGAACTTATTGATGTTCCTTGCAGGGACAGCAGAAAAAATTATTGACACAATCATTGGGGTCATCGATGCACTAGGAAGTTTCTTGGCATGGGGTCAAGAAAAACTTGACGGTATTAGAGCATCTTTAGTAAGCGATAAAGGTGAGGAAGCAGGAGAAAGATTTGATGGATTACTTAGCGCACTAACAAATCTCTTTAATGCTACTGTCATTGTTGGTAGTGTCTTCGGTGCTCTCGGTGCTGGCGCAGGAAAAGGAAAAGATAAACCAGGTAAAGGTAAAGATCCTAATAAAGGAAACAAAGGAACTAAGGGAAAAGTTAAACCAGATAAGAAAACTAGAACAAGGAGAGCAAGTAAGGAAGCAAGAAAGAGATATGCTCGTCGCTTTGGAAAAGATGCTGCGAAACAAAGATTTGCTGGGCAGACTAAAGGACCTATAAAGGGTTCTGTCACTCGTCGTGGTCTTGGGAAAGTTCCAGGAAGAGTTGGATTAAAGGTATTGGGTAAAGGTGGTGTTCAGGCAATGAAGGGTATTGCCAAAGGATTTAGTAGAATACCAATTGTCGGTCCATTAATCGTTGCGGTATCATCTTTACTTGCTGGAGAACCATTAGGTCAAGCAGCATTTAAGGGTGTTGGCGCAGCAATTGGTGGATTGCTTGGATCATTCATTCCCATTCCAGTAATTGGAACATTACTTGGGGAAGCTGCTGGTGTATTTGTTGGTGATCTTCTGTACTCACTGATGCTAGGTGGGGGACCTGAGGAGGCAAAACAGAAGTTCATGAATGCCCTTCAGACTGCTCTTGATGCAGGTGGACTTATACTCAAATTTGTTGGCGATGGATTTAAGAAGTTCACCAACAAATTCTTTGAGACTAATCCCATTGAAATTGAAGAGGGAATGGGAAGGCGTTCTGCTGCCACAAAGGTTGTGGAGTTCCTTGGTATGAAGGAATTCCTTAAAGATAGAGATTACCTAGAGAATGATCAGGTGGCGAAATTCCCAAATATTATGAATTTGCTTAATCCTTTGGTATCAGTTCCAATGATGGCCAATTCTTTCTTTGGTGATATGTTTAGTGGAACTTCTACTGGTGGTGGTACTACCTCTCCTACTTCAACTCCAATCACTGCATCTGCATCAGGTTCTGTTGATGAATCTTCTCAAATTCCAATGGAAACAAATGCAAGTGTTGCAGGTGCCACTGGTAAAGGTATGCGAACTGGACCTGCTGGTTATGATAGAATTGGTGCTGGTGCGGCATATCATGTTGATACTAAGTTCCACAAGAGTATAGGAATGGGTGGAATGATTGCTGCCATGGATAAATTAGCAGATGAGTATACTGCAAGAGGAAAAGAGATTGTCTTCTCTGGACAAGGGTATGCGAGATTGAAAGCATACAAATCTAACTTAAGTAGTGATGAGAAGAGAAAATTAATGCAGAGTGCTATTGATGCTCATAGTCACTCTAGTTTTATGAGAGCAGAAGGATTCTTACCATTTGATTATTATATTCCAGATATTTCTGCAAATAAGGATTTGTATCATCCATCGACAGAAGGAGCAGAAATATTATTACCTGACATGGGTGGAGATATTAAAGTTGGTGCTCACTATAGTGGATATGGAAAGAGTGCCAATATATTTGATACATCAGGTAAGATGGTTGCTATGACTGGACATGGAGACCTTGCATATCGACTTGGTGGATTCACCAAAGCAATGGCACATAGAGCTGTTCTTGGTGAGGAAGGTAGAGAATTTGTTATAGATGCTGATTCAACTGCTGCAATCGAAAATGCTTTCCCTGGATTGCTAAGTGAAGCAAACCTGGCAAAAGGATCAAGTGCAATTGGTGCTTTGATGGCATATACATCTTATGAAGAACCTGCAAGCGATGAACTAGTAATGGTTGGAGGTTCTGGTGGAGGATCTTCCTATGGAGAAACTCCAAGTGCTATGCCAGATCCAACAATACCTTCATCTTCTGATAAGGATAATAGTTGGAAAGATATCCGTTATAAATTCGGGTAAATAGAAGTAGGAGAATATAACAATGTCAGAAACAACTAAAAAAGTATCTGGTCAAAGAGCAGGTGCAACAGCAGTTAAATCAGCAATCATAACAAGCAAGACTGATACCTCCCGTCAAGTAAATGTTGCTGGCGGATTTATTGAGTTTAGATACTATGAAAGCATCTTGCAAGATGGCATGAAAGGATTTTATGTCTTTGCAGATACTGGGAACTCTATAGATAAAAAAACAGTTTATGAAGGTCTTCCTTTAACTGGAAGTGAACCATTTGATTTTGTTGCTGAAGATAATTTTGAGAATGAACTGAAGGTACGACTATTAGTTAGTAAGACTGCTCCATTATCTGATAAACCAGGTAAGTCGGCAATGGTTCTCCCTTTGGTGTCAGAAGCATATGCGATTAATGATACTAAAAACGTTAGAGCATTTTTCCCAAATCAAAAGATCTCTGATCATGTCACAACATTGATAACGGATTTCTTGGAGTCTGAAAAAACTTTAGATATTGAGGAAACTAGTAATACTCTTAAAGAATATGGATTGAATAGAAAACCATATTATATGCTGAACACCTTCGCCAAGAAAGCACAACCATCAGGCGGAGAAGGTCAGACTGCAGGATATTTTTTCTTTGAGACATCAGAGAAAATGATCTTTAAGTCGATTGATAGTTTCTTTGATGAGGAAAAAAATCCAAGAAAGAAATCAATCATCTATAATGAAACTCCTGATGGTGATGGAATACCAGAAGGATATGATTATAAGGCAATGACTTATGATAAGTCTGGTGCTGATGTTATGGAGATGTCAAAGATGGGGGCATTCTCTACTGCTTCCATAACATTTGATCCAATTAATTTTAATTTTAAGAGAACCATCTTATCCACAATAGATGGTATTTTAGAAGATGTAGATCAGACAATTGAACCATTAACGACTGCTGCGAAAGAATTGGTTGGATTTAATCCAAGTATAATCAAAGAATTTTCAAGAACTACAATGAATTTTCTTGATACTGGAACTTTTGGTCAAACTGCTGAAGAATCTTCAGAAAATAATTTTGATTTTGCTGGTATCTATAACCAGTCAATCATGCGGTATAATCAGGTTTTTGCATCTAAGGTAAACATAACCATTCAAGGAGACTTCTCTTTACATGCTGGAGATATGATATTCTTCGACGCACCATCTCCGCAAGCAAAACCTAACACAGAGAGCGATGAACTTGACAGGCAGTCTGGTGGTCTATATATTATAGCAAGTCTATGTCATTACATAACACCCGATAGGACTCTAACTAAACTCTGTTTAATACGAGATTCTTCCGGAAGAAAAGGAAACCACACAAAAAGGTAAAACATGGAAAGCATCGAAAAGCATATCGAGAAGGATAAGGAAATCCTTCAAGATCCTACAACATCGCCTCAGCAACGCCGCCACATTGAGGGTGAACTACACGAATTAGAAGTATACGCAGAAAATCATAAAGAAGAAATCGCAGCAGGAGATCATCATGATCCAACTGCACTGGAACTCTATTGCGAAATGGAACCAGATGCAGACGAATGTAGAATGTACGACGACTGAATATGGCACAAGACGGGGGAGCACTATTCGACTCAGGTCTATTAGGATCTAGTTTTCACTGGTGGATTGGTCAGATTGCTGACGATTCCGTCTGGAGAGAAAATATCATATGCAAACCCCATGCAAGTGAGACTGAGAATGTAGGTTGGGGTAGAAGGTACAAAGTAAGAATTCTTGGTCTTCACGATCAGGGCGAAACTGAAATAGCATCTAAAGACTTGCCTTGGGCTCAAGTGATGTATCCCGTTACAGCGGGAGGATTTCTTAATAACAGTGGTCAGACACCAAACCTTAGTCAAGGAAACATGGTGTTTGGTTTCTTCATGGATGGTGGAGCAATGTCTGTTCCCATCATCATGGGAGTTCTTGGAAATAATGCTAAGAATCCAACTGCTTCAACCATTGGCGATAATCGAGTCACTAATAAACAACCAGGATCTCTTGCCGTCAGTGGATATGCTGATGGTCAAGTACCAAAAGATCCTAAGACCGGCGAAAAACCAATCCCCCCTGATGGAGATTTAAAATCAGAGCACCCAAATGCAACTGCTGCTGCACAACCCACGCGACCAGGAGTAACACTTAATAAGTTTGGACTCAGACCAGACATTACATTAAGGTCTGTTCCTGGAGCGATGGAGGCAGCTACCGAGGCAAGAGAAAGAGCAAGATCACAAGGCAAATCTTTCCAGGAAGTGGAAGATGCTGCAATGCAAGCAGTTGCAAATGTTGTCAAAAATCAAGAAGCACAGGCAACAGGACCTAATGCACCTTTAAAAGCATCTCCTCAAAGGGAGAGTCCAGACGTTCAGAACATCACTGCTGGTGATGTAAAAGAACAAGATCTGGCAGAGGAGAAAGTCGTAATGCCTATTCCTGATGATCCAATTGGATCTGCAATGAAAGCAATTCAGACAATTATTGACAACATCACTCAGAAGATGGATAAGTATCTGAATGCTATTCAGAGTTACGTTGATACTGTATCAAGCACTGTTGGAAACCTGGAGGATATGATATGTAAGGGTGCGATGCAGGCAGCAAAATATATGAAAGTTTTGTTTGACAAGATAATGGAGTTTGTTCTGAAGCAACTCAATGTTGTCATGACAAAAGTTATAGCAGCATTACCATCATCACTCAGAAATAAATTTGGAGATCTAAAAGAAAAACTAAATGAAATGATTTTGGGATTGTATAATCAAATGATTGCTGGTGCTGCTGACCAGTTGTGCTCTGCTTTAATGGATGCATTGCAACCTGCTCAAAGAGAGGCACAGGCAAGACAAATTGCAAATAGTCAAGGACCAATGGGATCTGCTAATGGTGCCAATACAAATAGATTTGAGACAACACCAAAAGTTCCAGTGTGCTATGCAGAGAGTATTGCATCAACAGTAATATCTAAAAATAGGAAGACGATAGAAGAAGCAAATAACAATGTTGTCCGCAACTTAAATACCTATATCGATGGTATTCAGGGTGATCTTGATGGACTTTCTGGTGTCCTAAAGGGTGGTCAAGATTTAATGGCAGGGGGATTAGGAGATTCTCTTGGTAATTTTGGTGCAGAAGCTGACGTTGTTAGTAACGGTATGAGCGGAGCATTAAATATGATGCCTGACATTGCCGGTGGTCTTGGTGCTGCTCTCGACTTTGCTAATATTATTATGAATGTTTTTGCTGGAGAATTAGAACCAAAGAAAGCAATCAATGATTACTATCAACTTGCTACCGGCGGATCAGGTGCTGCTGCATCAGAACTTCCAAGTGTTGAGTCAATTGGAGATTCGGTTCTTAACAGTGGTGAGGCAAGAGCAGAAAGAATGACTACACCATCACCTCCGCCAGAATTTGTTACCCCATCAAAAACTGAAGCAGATGTTGATCTTGATCCTGGAGATCTTTCTAAACCAATGACTCAAAAAGAAAGAGACGAAGCACTAGAGATCGCTTAAAAACTACAATAAATATTCACACATGACATCGGAAGAAGCAGTATAAGATGGCAGGGTCTAAATCCGACAGAAAAATTGATGCAACATTTAACATCTTTGCTAACAACCAAGATGCGAATGATGCTGTTCGTGTTGGATACATTGACCCTAAGAGAGGATATATAAGCGGACTTACTGTATATCAAGCAAATAAGTATGCAGAGAGAAATCCTGGAACTCAGTTCATTATAACAAATAGAGATAAAGTAAGATACATCAATATCAATGAAGTTAATAGATTAAAGAATAGTGATACATTACCAAAACACAGACCGTCTGGTCTTGTGGATAGGAACAGTGATGAATTTGATCCTTGTAATACAGTTAGAGGATTTAAAACCGATCCAGAAACTTTGGGTGAACCAGAGATTAAACCACTTATAGATGGAGACTCTGGTGATTTTGACGCAACTGCAAATTATGATAGGTATGGATCAGATAGTTCTAAGTGTAGAACAAGAGTGGAACTCCAAGGTGGCGGTGGAATTGGTGCTGTCGCAACTCCTATTATTGGTAAAGATGGATCAATAATTCATGTTAGAGTAGTTCATGGTGGATTTGGATACAAATATCCTCCACAAGTTCGTATCGTTGATGATTGTAGAAGAGGATCTGGCGCTAAAGGATATTCTAGATTGGGATCCACTGGTTACGTTGAAGAAAATTTTGATGAGGATGCTGATGTTGAGAATTATGATTTTAGTTTAGGTGAGTATAACTTTGATCCAGATGATTCGCCATGGGGAAGTGTTTACTCCATGGCGAATCAGACTGTAATTGGTGATTGGAATCCTGCAAATGTCATCAGTCTGACCAGCCAAACCGGATTTCATAAAGAACTGCAAGACTATCTTGGTTTTCTTAAGGGGTATGATCCAAATAAACCCTGGTGGACGACCAGAGATGAAACGCCCGTTAGAATAACTGGTGATGGTACAAGTAAAAAATCAAATAGACTTAGAGGAATTTTATTTCCAGTAGAACATCCTGCTTGGAAAAGTGGTGGAAATAAAGCTAAAAATAGCTTTATGAATAATTATGCGGTTTCTCCGCAACTTGAATCTGATCAACCAGGAACAGATAAAGCAGGTAAACCATATTCATTCTTCTACAAAGAATATTTTCCTCACAAGGGAGTCTATACCTTCAGAGGGTCTTCTGATAATATATCGGAGATTATCTTTGACGGCGAAAGTATTATGGATATTAGTAATACTTTCAATAGCAAACCAGTAAAGGTAACGAAAGAGGTGGAAGAAGGTCTTCATGAAATTAGAATAGACCTACTTAATAGTCCACAGAAAGTGAAACCCAAACCTATTACGAAGGATTTGTCTATCACGTACTATGGCTTAAATAAGGGTATCACCAAAACTGTCCGTGGTGAAAAAAGATATCCAATTAGAGTGGCAAACCCTGGATCTTTGGGTAGAGGACCTACTGCTAAAGTTAAATCTGTTTCTAAAAATACAATTAAATTTACAGATGCGGCTTATCAGAATGATACTGATGCAGAATTCAAAATTTTGCCCGGATCACCTGGAGTAAGTGCTAGATTTAGTGGGAGTAATGATGGTAATCTTGAATTAGTTGTTACGGGGAAAGGAGATCTTACTCTTCGATTGGAGTGGAATGATGATCCAAGTCGCAACGGAAAGGCAGTTGGTAATATTAAGGTTGCTGGAGAGACGTGGAAACAGACAGCACATAAAAATAAAAAAGGAGACGTAACGAAAACAATTAAAGTAGGTGCAGAAGACTCGAAAGAAGTGCTTGGAACAGGTGGGTTTACAGTTAGTCGTGATAATAAATCTGTTAAGATGAGAGATGGTGATGGAAAAGACATCAACTCTACATTTTCAATCGAAGATTCCACAAATAATGCCAGATTTTCTGGTGATGGAAAGAGATTAATAACTGATGGTCCTGGTAATGTTGAGTTAAAGTTAAATTGGAATGATGATCCTAATAAATTTGGAGTTGCCATAGAGAAAATTAGTGTGGGTGGTGTAGTATTGACCCAAAGTGGTGAGAAAGGTAATGTTACTAAAACTCTTTCCATTCAGGCAGATGGGTTTACAGTTGGTGACGGCAATATACCAGTCACACCATTAAAATCATTTAATCAACTTAAGTCAATTGGAACTATCTTTAATACTGCTGATTATATTAAGAAAGCAAACAGACCTCTTTATAAAGTGAGACCGGGTGTCGGTAAATCGGGAGACTTCTTCAGTAGAAATGGTGTCACCCCATTTAACCCAGTAGAACTTGATCCAGAGATCCCTGCCGTTCCTCCTACTGTTCCTCCTAAACCATTTAAAAAACCACAAGCAAAATTTATAAAAAGAGGAAATGATCTTTTTCTAAAAATTATCGGTGATGGCAGAGCAAAGATTAATTTCCGTCTTAAGACTGATGACAATCAATTTAATTCTGGTGTATTTGCGCGAGAGATAAGAATTCAGGCAGATGGTCCAGATGTTAGATTAAAAAGAGACATAAAACAGATATTTAATGCATCTGGGAAAAGTAGGTTCCAGGGACGCGATGATTATAGTGAGAGAATAAAAGAAAAAGAAAAGATTTTTGGGCAAGGAGTTTTCACTTCAGGTAGAGAATATAAAGTTCATATTATTGGTGGATCTTCAAGGAGTGGGTTCAAACCTGTAGACAACACTGTCATTTTTGATGACAATTATGATAATGGTCTTGATGAAAATGGTGCTCTTTCGATTAGAAATATCACTGCTCTTGATCAACCCAAATCAGAACCACCAAAATCTCCTAAGAATGGTAGAAACAATTCATCCAATAAAAATCTAGACAATGCTACTGGTTCTGCAGATGCTTATGCAGGGATCCATAAGATTGTTTGGAAAGATGTTGAGTTCCCTGCATCAGGAACTTATAACGTAGATGTTCAGGTAGATGATAATGTAAGACTAGAAATTTTTAATAAAAAGTTTAGAGCACAGAAATTAGATGTTATAGGATTTAAGAGTGCAGGAAAATCTAATGGTAAGCAGACACTTGCAGTTGAGGTTCAGAAAGGAAAATATACAATCGAGGCATATCTAGAGCAGATTCCAGGTAAATCGATTTACGATGGAAATCCAATGGGACTTGCTGTCAATATTAAGGCTGCATATGTTACTGAGATGGAAGAAGTAACTCTTCTCCAATCATGGAATCAAAATCCTTTCGGTGCTGCATTGACAATTCATGCTCCACCACCACCAATTCCTCAAGAACCTGTAAAAGAACCTGAGGGTCCTTGTCCACCAAATCCGATTTGGACAACTAGACAACCCGCAGAAAATCAATGGCATCCAGTATCTCATCGCTTTGCTAGTGGAAGAAGGTCTTGGAGTAGATTCATGAATCGTTATGCCATGTCTCCTGTTCTTCCTATTGGAACAAAGAATAGTGGATACAGCGGATCGTCTTGGGATAATACCTGGTTTACCACTATCCCATATACAGGATTCTATAACTTTAAGGGAACTGTAGACAATTTTGCGAAAGTTACTATCTCCCAAGATCCTGATACCAGTGAAGTAGATAGTAAGAAGGTTCAGGAAATCAAAAAAATTAATGGATTCCGTACAGAGAAAGCTAACCTTACAAGTAACAAAATCTTCTTAGAAAAAGGTAAAGCAAGGATTGATATTAATGTCAGAAACGGAGAGAAAATTAAGTACAAGCAAGTTACGACAAAAGTCTTTAATACTGCAGACTGGTTAGTCAAAGCTACAGAAAAACCAGATAAGGTTAGTGTTGACTTTGATGTCTACGGGCAGGGTTCCCTGAAAAACCTGGGACTGAAGTTTATCTTCCAAGAAAAAGGTGGTGATGACACTTTTACTATTAGTAACGTTGATAAAAGTACAACTACTAAGACAGTATCCAAAAGAGTAAAACGTAATACTGACTATAAAGTTACTGCCATTGCTACTGGAACTCATACTATAAAAACACCAAAAGAAAGAACCTACAAGATTGAAGTAGCAAACCGTGGAAGTGTGGGTAGAGGTGATAGAGCTGCAGTTAAATCTGTTTCGGACAAGGTAATTAAATTTACTGATTCGACCAGTCAAATGGATACCGATGCAGAATTCCGTATTAAATCACCATCACCTGGAGTAACTGCTAGGTTTAGGGGAAGTAATGATAACGACCTTGAATTGGTTGTTAAGGGTGATGGCGAAGTTTCTCTTGAATTATACTGGGATGATAATCCAAGCAGAAATGGAAAGGCAGTTGGCAATATTAAAGTCGCTGGCGAGACGTGGAAACAGACAGCACATAAAAATAAGAAAGACTCCTTAACTAAAACTATTAGGGTTGGTAATTCTTCTCAAGAAGAAGTAAAACTCGTTCCAGAACAAGGTACATCAAAAGTCTTTGGTAGGGGTAAGAAGGGAACTGAAGGAGGTAATAATCCTGGACAAATTATTTTTGCGGACGTTGTTGGTTCTGCGAATGATAATGATGACATGCAGATTAGATGCAATAACGGTATCTTTACCCCATCTAATAAGAGAAAAGTAAAAGGAACATCTGGACGAGGAACTCAAACGAGAGGCACTTATGATTTAACATTCAGAGTTGATGCTGCAGAAGAAGTGGTGAAAAAACCTGTCACTAGTATTGGTGAAGGGTTTGGTAAATATGACGTTAAAGATCAAGAACTCTCTAGATCAGTTACTGTCGGTGGACCTAATCCTAATAGAGCACCTGTTATTCTAAACCCAACTCTTACAACTTATAGAACAGGAAGGTTGGGACCATTCTTAACACCATTCTTACCTTTAGGTACTAGAGAGGGTGGTGAAAAACTACAAGGTAGAACCTGGGAGATGGTATGGGAGAATGTTAATTTCCCAATCGCTGGTGATTACAAGATGCAAATCGAGGCAGATGATAGTCTAGAGGTATTCATAGGTGAGAATTTAAGCAATAGTTTCGGTAGTGATGGTTATAAATCTGTTGGCAGCACAACCACTGGTAAGGGAGTTGAAGTTTTTGCCTTTAACGTTCCAAATCCCGGAAAGCGTGATATTAAGTTGATCTTACAGAACATCAAAATACCTGGAACAACTTTCCAACAGAATCCTACTGTTGCATCTTGCAAGATTACATGTGAAGTTCCTGTAGAAGTTGCAGACACAAGGTCTTGGTTATCTAATCCTGTTGGTGTCAGTGCAGTTCTTCTTGCTCCTCCTTGTAAGAGAATTGTTGGTGGTGCTGGAACAGTGACTGCAGTTGAAATTGTTGAACCCGGAAACACATATCCTCCGCAAGAGGGTGGTGTTCCAAGTCAAGTTATCCTTACAGAAATTACTCCCGGTAAATCTGGTATTGGTTATACGCCTGGAGATGTTGTAGAAATTGTTGGAACTGGAGTTACTCTTCCTATTAAAGTTGGTGAATTTGGAAAGATTGTTGGTATTGGTAAGACAGAAATTGTAATAACAACAACTCCAGTCATCGATATTAGAGGTCCTGGTAAAGGATTTGTACCTAATATCAAAACTCTGGTACGTATTGATACGCCAGAGGTTGATCCAGAGACTGTCATTCAGGTCACTGACCTTGCTGGTCTCAAACAGACTGGATATGTTGAGGGTCGTCCATATTATGGAGAGGTCTTCTTTAAGGATGGTACTCCTTTTGCTGGAAGATATGAAACTGCTGGAAGACTTATCCAAGTCTATGCTACCCTTCAGGAGAGCATTGATGCTGAAGTCACCACTAGACCTTCTGCAATTCAGAGATCTGGTACTGACGTTAACAGCAACAATCCTAGACTCAACATTCCAGGAACTCCAGATAATCTAGCTTAAATAGTTACTACTGATTAAAGTAAATGTCAACTCGATCCACCACAGATAATAGTAGAGCAGGTGAAGGATCTACAACTGCCAAGTGTAATTATACTGCCATACAATATGGAAATGATCATGGATCTATTTCTTTTGGAAAGGTCCATAAGAAAGGTGATGTAACATCTTCGGTGATGTTACAAGGCAAAGATGGTCGGCATCGTTTTTACATGGATCATGATGGACAGAGACCAGGATATACAACACTGACAAGTCCTGGAACTTTTGCCGTCAAGTGTGGAATGGATCTTGACACTGAGCAAGATGGAATCTTCCTCAACGCAGAGAATGGTGATATTGACATTATTGCCAGTAATGGTAAAATAAGAATGGTTGCTGATGATATTGAGTTAGTTGCTGTTGGTGCTCTTGATCAAGGAAATATCAAACTTAATGCTAGTGAATCTATTTCATTGGATTCTAAAAAAATAGTATCTACTGCAAAAAATCTTCTTAGATTATCTACACCCAATACACTTGAAATTGTTGCAAATGGTCAAATGAAAATGATTGCTGCAGTCATGAGAGCAGCTACAGATGCTTGCTCTCTCAAGGATGACAAATATGGTCATCAATATCATCACAAAAATAACTTTAAACTTGCATAAAAATGGCACTTTTTTCGGATGATCAAAATATTGGTGGGCAACTTAAGGTAGGAGTTGGTGTAGTTCCCGCTGTTGGAGAGGGTCCAGCAAAAGTAAACGGATCTATGTATTGTGAAGGTCCTGCTGTTTTTGGTGGTGCCACAGAATTCATCACACCATATGCAACAGTTTGTATTGGTGCATATGCAAACTCTGATGATTCTCCAGTATCATCACTCGCTGGAATTACACCAGGTCTTCTCCTGCCAGGAGGAAACCATAGTCCTTATTCTTTGGCAGTTTCTGGTCCGACAGCATTACTTGGTGTAGTTGATACAGAAACTGATGTTTTTGCCGGTGGTAATATAATTGCCCAAGGACATGTGATGTCTAATAATGGCGGACATGTTCTTGCTGCGAAGAAGAACTTTGATATTCCTCACCCGACTAGAGACGGATATAGATTACGTCATACTTGTCCTGAAGGACCATCCAATGATGTGTATTGTAGGGGAAAAGTAGTTAATAAAAAAGAGATTATACTGCCTACATATTGGAAGGGGTTAGTTGATTGGACTACAATTACGGTTAATCTTACTCCTATTGGAGCACATCAAAATGTGATCGTCAAAAGAGTTGATGAGGAGAAAGTTTACCTCCAGTCTAATGGTGGTATACCAATCAATTGCTATTATCACATCTTTGCAGAGAGAGCAGATGGTGAGAGACTTATTCCTGAATATGAAGGAGAGACACCAGCAGATTACCCCGGAAACAATGATGAATATTCTGTTTCTGGATACCACTACGATAAGAGAGGATAATAATGGCATTTGAATACTTACCACCAAAGTTAAATTGGAATACTCACTGTGGAGATCAACCAACTTTTGGTAGATTCTCCACGATGTTTGATTATCCAACTAAAGGAATCACTCAAGCATCTGATTATCCACCAGAAGCATGTCAACCTTGGTTGCACTTTAATATGCGATTGGGTAATCTTGCAATCGATAATACATTGCAAGTTGGTGCAACTGGAGTTTATGGTGGAAATGTTACTGCTCCAACTTTCATTGGTAACCTCATCGGCAATGTCACTGGTAGAGCCAGTGGAAACAAGTCTTTTGATATTCCGCACGTAACTCAACCAGGAAAAAGGATTAGGCACGTATGTGCTGAAGGACCTGAAGCCGGAATATACATCCGTGGAAGATTAACAGGTAAAAATGTTATTAACCTTCCAGATTATTGGGATGGACTTGTTGACCCAGAAACTATTACAGTAACTCTAACTCAAATTGGATCTTCTCAAGATCTCATCGTAGATGCTATCGAATGGGGTAAACGAGTCAAAGTAAAGTCTGGTAATGGAACTAACATCGATTGTTTTTATGAGGTATGGGTGGCTCGTCACATAAACCCAGAAAATCATGATGAAAAACTGCACGTTGTTTATGAAGGCGAGTCTCCAGCAGATTATCCTGGGGATAATGACAACTTTATTGTTGGAGGTTATCAATAATGGCAAATCCGTTTGAGGACAAACAGAATACTACTGGTGGAAAAGCAGGATTTGCTGCTTTTAAAGAACTGCAAGTAGACAAATCATATGATGATGAAACACTAAAGACAAATCCTGGTGCTCCTTTACCTACTCCTGTCGCAAATCCTCCTACAGAATTTACTGAAGGTAGAGATAATGTAAATCGACCTGATTATGAGGGTATTCAGGTTCAGAAATTTAAGGACTTTAAGAAAACTGCTGAAGCAATGGATGATATTCTTGAGAGAGAATATATCGATCCAATCAATGAAAAGAAGCAACAAATTGTCAGTATAATGGCAACAGCATTTGGTGGTATACCTGCCTCTAGTCCTCCTTCTAATCAGCAATTAATTGCATCAACTGGATCTGCACCAGATACAGGTGTTGCTTATCAAGCAGGAATTAGCACATTTGTCTATGCAACCATACCAGGAACACCTGATCCAACAGATGTTATTGGTGTAAGAGCACAAGTTTTTCCAGATATTTTAGCAGCATATCACTATCCTGTATTATCTAATGACGATCATGGTCCAAATGATCTTCCTCTAGCCAATGGAACTTTTATCAAGGCATCTAGAACAAAAACTGGATCTGCTTATTATTCAACCAATACTTTGGGGATTGGGCAGACTGTTTATCAGTCTGGAGACAATGATTATTCGGGTGCAGTAGGTGTAGTAACCGCTCAAACTGCATTAGGATTTGTATATTTCTTTGGTGGATCAGAAAACTCTAATGGTATTGGTGCAAATATAAACAACCTAACATCTGGTGCTCAAAGTCAGATTTCGGGATTGATTGACGAAATTGATGATCTGAGATCTAATTTACGTATTCGTATTGGACCTCCACATGTAAACAATAGTGCAGGAATCAACACCCTTAGACAGAGTAAACTTCAGGATGAACTAGCAGTATGGTATCAAGAGGCGGGCAATAGGACAACAAACATTTCTGATTTCCAAGGCGGCATGGATGCTCTTGTTGGAAACGCCACATCGATTTCCCAGTACAACGGTTGACACCTCACCGTATCCAGTGTATAATATACAGGTAATCAAACGAACCCCATGCAAGACGAGTACCTGACACGCTGTGTTGTCGATCCCGTGTCCCGTAAGTTCTTTCTGTACTCTAATGAAGGTGAAGAGCGTGTCGTGGATTGTGAAACCGTGGATCAGTTCATGGCAGTGCTTGAGTTGGTGCGTGACAAGTGTGATGAAGACACACTGGCGTATGCCGACCCCCTAACCAAAAACGAGCTTTAATTCCAAAAAAGGTCGAAAAAAAATTCGCCAAAATTTTTGCTCTATTACTTTTTTATGAATTATTATTCGCCCATCCTTTACAAAGAAATCCTAGAGTGCTACGATTATGAGACCAGAAACCCGACAATCTATGGAAATGTTGTTCGCGGCGAAATGGAATTTACCCAAAGCAGCGAAGAACTGCAATCTGACGGACAAGGAGATGAAGATTACCTTCAATGAATATTGCCGTCTCAATCCTCCTACCTGGGAGGGTTGATTCCTTGGGAGCGTGGCGGAATCGGTAGACGCACCAGACTTAAAATCTGTTGACCGTAAAGGTCGTGGGGGTTCAAGTCCCCCCGCTCCTATTGCTCCACTAAATATAGTGGGGTACACTATAAGTGCCATGAAGTACCAACTCGAAACCGAATACGCTTGGTATGACACTCCGGAAGGAAGCAAGGTTATTTTGGTATATTTTATTCAGAATGTACCTTTTACTTTCGACGAACTTCCAGAGATTGCACGAAATCTTCCAGAGGTAACTCAATCTGCCGATGGAAATAAAAGATGGTCTACAGAAGAGATGTACAAAGCAAGTATGTATTTGATGGCAGAAGAATGCCATCCTATGATGTACGAGTTAGAGATTGAGAATCCAGAACTTCTACCTGTAGATTGATGCCTCTGTAGCTCAGTGGTAGAGCAGGGCTTTTGTAAAGCTCAGGTCGCAAGTTCAAATCTTGTCGGAGGCTTCTATGAAAATTAATTTATGGTATTCTAAAGGTATGCAACAGTGGAGGTGGACTTTATGTGAAGAGTTCAGGAACGGTGTAACGCATACAGAACAGCATTCAGGTCAAAGAATCTATCTACGTGATGCAATGGATGATGTGGCAAACACCGTAGAATACATCTTAGACAAGAAGAATAAATAACTATCCGTGTGAAGGAAGTACGTAATTTGTGCTAATCATTACCTCCCTTAGGGGAGGTTTTTTTATGGATAAATAATCCATAACAAGAACTATAGTGTAATAAGATGGGTCTTTCCAGATTAGATAATTTTCTGAAGTCTACCCGTGGAACCATTCTCTATGTTGATCCTAGTAGTCTGGATGCTACAGATAGCATAGAAAATACGGGCAATTCATTAACTCGCCCCTTTAAGACGATTCAACGTGCTCTGATTGAGTCTGCTAGATTTTCCTACCAGAGAGGATTAGACAACGATAGATTTGGTAAGACTACCATTCTACTCTATCCTGGAGAGCATATTGTTGATAATAGACCCGGATTTGTTCCTTTTGGTTCTAATCAATATTATCTGAGAAATGGTGGAACTACGAATGATCTTCCCCCTTTCGATCTTAACTCAAATTTTGATTTAGATTCTCCAAACAACGAGTTATACAAGCTTAATAGTATTCATGGTGGTGTTATCCTTCCAAGAGGAACATCTATTGTTGGTCTTGACCTGAGAAAGACTACTATTAGACCAAAGTATGTCCCAGATCCAACCAACGCAAATATTGAAAGATCTGCCCTCTTCAGATTAACTGGTGCTTGCTATATTTGGCAGTTCTCCATGTTTGATGGAGACCCAAATGGTAAAGTATATAAGGATTACACTCAGAACACCTTTGTTCCTAACTTCTCTCACCATAAACTAACTTGTTTTGAGTATGCAGATGGCGTAAATCCTGTTGAGATCAACGATACCTTCTTACAATACTCTACAACCAGAACTGATCTGGATATGTATTATGAGAAAGTTGGTCTTGTATATGGTCAAGCATCTGGTCGTCAAATTTCTCCAGATTATCCAAGTGCTGGTCTTGACATTCAACCAAAAATTGATGAATTTAGAATTGTTGGACCTACTGGTGGTCTTGTAAACATTACGAATATTTTTGCCGGAGACGGAACAACACCAACAACTGATGTTACTGTAGAATTAGAAGCAAATAATCCAGCAACATCAGGACTGGAAGTTGATACTCCATTCAGAATTGCTGATGTTAGCGCCGAATACAATGGGTCATTTGTTGTATCAGAGAAACTCTCTGCAACATCAATCAAGTATCAAGTTCAAAATGCACCCGTAGTTGCAAATCCATCAGCAACGGATGCAACTCTTGCACTTTCATCTGATACTGTAACCTCAGCATCACCATATATCTTTAACGTATCATTGAGATCCGTATTTGGTATGTGTGGTGTTCATGCTGACGGTGATAAAGCGACTGGATTTAGATCCATGGTTATCGCACAGTTCACTGGCATTGGTCTACAGAAAGATGATAATGCATTTGTCATCTATAATGATGATGAAATTCCAACTGGCGTATATGATGACAAAAACAAATCTGGTAATGAAACTCTTAGTACAAAATCTAAAGCAAGATATAAACCAGATTATAGAAACTTCCACGTAAAGGTATCAAATAATTCCTTTATTCAAGCAGTTTCGATCTTTGCTATTGGATATGCAGAGCACTTTGTGACAGAGAATGGTGGTGATATTTCACTGACCAACTCAAACTCAAACTTCGGTGCTAATGCACTGACTTCTGGTGGATTTAGGAATACTGCATTTAATCAAGATAATACCGCATATATTTCCCACATATTACCACCTAAAGAAGTTCCATTAACAGAATCTTCTTTAGAATTTAATGCAATTGACGTTGCTAAAACCGTTGGTTTATCGTCTACTGGCAAATTATTCATCTATGATGCATCAAACGCTGATGTTCCACCCGAGAACGTAATTGAAGGATTTAGAATTGGTGCTAGAGTAAATGATAATTTAAAACTCTTGGTTCCTCAAGGTGGTGTAACTAATGAGCACAGTGCTAGAATCATCATGGATGGTGTCACATCCACCGATGGAGTTCTGGTCGAAGAATCCACATCAGAGAAATCATTTAATGTAAGGAGAGTTGCTGGAATCAACAGCATTGGTAGTAATAGTGATGGTGGGGTTAAATATACAATCACTCTGGAAGGAGCTCACAACTTTATAAATGGTGAAACGGTTCGTGTTATTGGCGAAACGGGTCAGATTCCTGATGGATTGGAAGCAAATACTGTTTATAATGTAATTACCACTTCAGATACCGGTATTAGCACCAATACTAATATTAAACTTGCTAAAACGCTTAATGATGCTCTCAATGATCAAGAATTACCAATCAATGGTAATGGTGGACTTCTTAAGATTGTAAGTAGAGTTTCTGATAAGAACTCTGGAGACCTTGGTCACCCTATTCAATATATTGGAACAGGAAATACCACTGGATGGTATATTAATGTTGCCACTGCATCTACCGAAAACAGTGTTTATTCGACTATTGCAGGACTTGGAACTGCAGGACTTGGCGAAGCAACCTCAAGAACATTCGTCAACAGAAGAAATGATAATAGAGAATCTAATGATACTCTGTATAGAGTAAGATATGTTATTCCAAAAGATGGTAAGTTTACTGCAAGACCTCCTGTCGAAGGATACATCTTACAAGAAACAAGCACGTCAATTGGATCTACCGTTGAGATTCCAAAATATTTTGGATCTGGAGATCTTAACAACAGAAATGACTTAAGAAACTTTAAGTTTATTGCTGATGCAACGTGGACTGCAAATACTGCAACCATCACAACAGAACTTCCACACAATCTTAGTGTAGGATCTGGTGTTCAACTGTCTAATGTTAAGAGTGTCAATAACACTACTGCTGCTCAGAATTCTGGATTTAACAGAGATTTTGTTGTAACCGGTATTTCTAGTGCAAAGCAGTTTAGTGTAGGACTGAACACAGATCCTGGAGCATTTACTAACGATACAACTTCTAGAACCACTTCTCTTCCAAACTTTAAGAGAACAAGATATGATGATACTTACTATGTCTATAGAATTTCTGAAACACAGAAGTATATCAGCGGAGACCAAGATGGTATTTACTATCTGACCCTTCTGAATGCATCTAACAGTCCAACTGTAACACCATTTACTGAAGAAAAATATTCTCAACCAGTTAAGAGGATGTTCCCTCAAACTGATAGAGACAATCCAGTATCCGACCCACAGTCATCTCAGTGCTTTGCCGACTCTGAGACCATTGGTCTGGTTGAAATCAATGATCCTAAGAAAAGTATAACCAGAGAAACTATTGACAAATTCGTCAAAGATGCTGACGTTGGTGTTGGTATAACTGATATTGTTTCTTCTACTGGAACTGCTCACACTATTCATACTAACATTGATCATGGACTTAATAGAGTTCTGAAACTGAAGATCAACGGAACTGGTGGATCTGATTATGGAACCGGTGGTGGATCTGAGGAAACCTATTATAATGCAAGACTTGTTTCTATCGGAGCATCTACAACCGGAAAACATGCTACTGCAAAAGTTACCGTAAGTGCGGCGGGAACTATTAGTGACATCATCGTGATGGATGGTGGTAGTGCATATGGTATCGGTAATACAATGAATGTTATTGGTATTACCACAAGTGGAACATCACATACACCTGCAGTTGTAGAGGTTGAGAAAATCTACGACAACGTGGGTGATGTTATTAGAGTTACCGGTGTTTCTTCTGAGTCTTATGCTGGATACAATGATCTTTACAGAATTACTAATGTTGGATTAGGATCAGACACTATATTCGAGGCAACTTCTGCTTCTAGTGTTTCTAATATCTCCGATGCCGTTGGCGGAACTCTTACATCAAATGCTCATTTGTATCTGACTGGACAATCAATTGCAGTCAGTGGAATTATATACGATTTTGCCTCTGGAATTGCAACAGTTAATACTTCCGCAGCACACGGTCTGAGAGTTGACAATAAGATTAGAATCACTGGAGCAGGTAATACTGCATATAATGGTTCATTTGTCGTTACTGAAAACGTAACTCAGACTAGATTTAAGGTCAACATTGGCGTTGGAACTGAATCTCCTGTAGAATCTAGTTCCACCATATTTGCACTCCCTGAAGGATTTGCATCTCAAAATGGTAGTGTAACTATTAATGATGAAAACACTGGTGGAAGAATGGTTGCACCTTATGCGGGCATCACTACTACCATTTCTGGATCGGTTACAACTGCAACTGGATCTGCTATTCCTATCACTGGACTTAACTTCACCAACTCGGATATTAGAATTGGCGATTATTTACAAGTCGATGATGAAATTGTAAGAGTTAAGAACACTGTTGCTCCTGGAGCTAATTCTGTTAATGTCTATCGTGGCGTTCTTGGAACTAAGGCAACAACACACGATCTTGGTGCAGTAATCAAGAGAGTTAAACCTTTCGAGACAGAATTACGCAGACACTCAATTATTCGTGCTTCTGGTCATACATTTGAGTATGTTGGATTTGGTCCTGGTAACTATTCTACCGCATTCCCTGACAAGCATGATCGTTCTATCTCTCCTGATGAAGAACTGTTAGCACAGTCTAATAAGAGAGAGGGTGGAATTAACTTCTACACCGGTATGAACGACAAGGGTATTTCATACTCTGGTAATAAAAAACTCAGTACTATTACTGGTAGAGAAGAAATCTTTGACACTCCTGTAAGAACGATTACAGGCGAAGACATTCTTACTGAACCTGCAATTAACGTTGTCACTCCTGTTGAGGGTGTGTTCTCTAGATCTATTAAGGTTGAAGGTGGTCCAGACAATAAGACCGTCTCTGAATTTAACGGTCCTATCATTGTAAATAGCAAGATGACCGTCAATTCCGATGATGGAATTGAGGCAAATACACTGTTCTTGCAGGGTGATGCAACTGTTTCTAGAAACTACACCGTTGGTGTTTCTGCTCCAGTTCTTGCAGGAAACCCAGGAAACGTAATCTGGAAAGCAAATCCATCACAAGGTGGAACATGGGGTTATGTTTACACGACAGATAATGCCTGGCGTGCGATGGGTCCAATCAGTCTCTCTAAGGAACTGTCGATCTTCACCTTCGATCAACTCGGCATTGCAACCAATACTCCAGGACTTAACCTCCTTCAGGTTGGATCTGGAACTTCCTTGTTCGCTGTAGACGAAGATGGCGTTGGTATTGGAACAACTGCAAATGGAACTGCACTTCGTGTTATTGGTGATATTAACATTAGTGGTGTTGTTACTGCCACGAAGTTTGAGGGTGATGGTTCTTTACTCAGTAATGTAAACGTATCAGCTGCTGGTTGGACTAACATTACTGGTGCAACTCCAATACTTTATAACACTGCTTTAAATGAAGTAGGTATTGGAACTTCGGTTGCCACTGGCGCTGATGCAACTATTGGTGCAGTTGGTTCTGCTGGAACCTCACTTCTTGTCAATGGTGAAGCAAGATTTGCTGGTATTGTCACTGCTAATGATGTAACGGTTACTGGATTTACTACAGTCACTGGTGATTATGCAATTGAGAACACGGGTGGACAAATCATTGCAGGAATTATTACAACCACTGATCTGTCTGTTGGCAACTTTAAGATCACCGGAAACCAAATCGGGGTTGGAACTGCTACACCAAGAGCATTGTTAGATGTAGAGGGTGTGCTGAGAACAACTGCACTTGCAGAACATGTAGATAATAGTGATATCGATGTAACAGGTGGAGCAGGAAACCGTAAGGTAGTCTTGGATCTTGCTAAGTCTAGTGTATTTGAGATAACTGTAGACAATATCGTTGATGTGTTTGAGTTGAGAAATCCACCATCAGATGGCGGAACATTTACACTCAAGGTCACGCAAAATGGTACAGGTGGTTTCGCAGTTGATGTTGATTCCTTTAAGGATCTCAACCTAACAAATCCGATACCAGTTTATTGGCCTGGAGGAGTTGTCCCAACAGTGACAACAACTGCTAATAGAACTGACATTTATTCATTCAAGTTCTTTGATGGTTCTTCGATTACAACTGCCGGTCTTTACGGTGTAGTCGGAGGTCAGAACTTCTCATGAGTCCTTTATTTCCTAACATTCAGTCAGATTTGGACCTTAACGGTCCAATTCTGTCATTTTCTTCTCAACCCGTTGGCACTTCCTGTAGCGTAGCATCAGGAATTGCCACTTTTATTGGTATAGCAACAGCAACGTTTCCATCAGGGCAAACCGAAAGAGAAACTAACACTGGAGAAATATCATATCAGTGGTATAAGGGATCTACTGCATTGACTGATGGAACAAATGTAACTGGATCTGGAACAACCACTCTAACTCTGTCTGGACTGACTAATCCATCGGACAACAATACAGTAGTGTTCTTGCAGGCAGATTATACTCCTGATGCACTAACGCCAAATGCTATTAATGAACCACTAAATTCTGATAGTGCAACTCTTACAGTATTTCCGACAATTTCTATAGATACACAACCTGTAGATGTTACAGTCGTTGAAGATATTGAGACATCATTCTCTGTTGTTGCATCAACTTCAGAAAGTAGCACTGATCCTGGATTGGGGTATCAATGGTATCTCAATGGTAGTGAAATATCTGGAGCAACTTCATCAACACTTTCTATTACTAGACCAGATCCAGGTTTAGATAAAGTTTATTGTGCGGTATCTCATCCCACAGCACAACCTGGTATTGTAACATCCACAGAAGCAAACTTAGATGTTGCCTCTGCAAGAACATTTATTCAATGGGAAAAAATTGGAAATGGTGCTAGACAGGAGCAGGGATCAAGAGATTTGGCAACTGCAGGACCATTTAGCGAAAGGGCAAGAGTAGAAATTAATGCTAGAATAGTTCAACTCTTCTCTCCTGAAAAAGATATTGATGTAAAAATTACACTGGGTGCTGCAGCAGGAAATTCTAGAAATGGTAATCGTGGTGGAGAGGGTGGCATCTCCGTATTTAAAATGACACTGAAGCAGAATACAGAATATACTGTAAAGTTAGGTATTGCGTATAATCAAGGTGGTGGTCCTAGAGGTGGTATTAATGGTGGTGGTGGATTGGCAGTAATATATGAAAAGGCAAGAGTACTTGCAGTCTGTGGTGGTGGCGGAGGTGCTGGTAGCAATGGACGAGGCGGTGATGGCGGTGGATGTAATGTAGCAGGAGAACGTGGGCAAAATGGTGCCAATGGTGGAGCATTTGTTGGAGTAGATCAACTTCCTACAAGAGGAATGACTCAGGCAGGTAGAACTGGAGATAGAGATTTTGATAATGGTTCTAGTGGAAGCGGAAGATTGAGTGGATGTACAATTGGTGGGTGGTATAATGATCAAGGAAAAGCACCCTGCGAAGATGTAGGAACTGGAGTAGCATTCCTCAGTAATGCTGGAGGTGTCATGTCAGATACTACTAGCACCAGTACTGG